AAAATTAGCTAAGGAACTTATGGGAGAGATGAAAGCACCTCGTATGCAGAAAGGTGCGATGGCTTACGACGGCCCAAACAAAGAGAGAAGTGAGGCTGCTGATCGTGTTCTTGCAAAAACAAAAGCAAAACGTGAGAAGATGAGAAAAGAAGAAGTTGAGTTAGGTGAGATGGGTGGAATGAAAGTAAAACAAGTTGTAAAGCCAAAACCACCTAAAAATGAAAAGGATATGTCCAAAGAGCCAGGACAAAAAGCTCCTGTAGACTATCGCACATTGGCTCAGTCACACGTTCCTGTTGGTAATATCTTTAATGAGAAGATGGATCCTGTAGGACAGGAAGACAAAGATATTGACAATGATGGTGATCATGATTCAACAGATAAGTATTTACTTAAGAGACGTAAAGCAATCGGTAAAGCAATTGCAAAGAAACGTGGTAAGGTAAAGGAAGGTTTTTCTGCGTGGAGAATCGATCTAGACTTTAACGAACAAGTAAAAAAGTAAAAGGGGGACTGGTATCTCC